ACTTACAATGCCACAATTCGCAACAGATACAGATCTTTTAGAATACGAACCACAAATCAAAGACTACGGAATTCAGGATTTCTCGGAACTACACGAGAAGACCTATGATGACATAATCCGTCTGCTTAACATAAAATGGTGGCCGACCGCAAACTATGGCACATACGATGTGTCCGTGGTTGGAACACAGACCGAAAGATTGAGCCCCAGCAAACTTGACAGCAACCAATTCACGAGATTGGCAGTGTTCAAGGTCCTCGGCGATTGGATCTATCCAAGACTATCAGCATTCGACCCGGATGGCGATGCCTTCAGGGAAAAAATGATGTATTATAGAGACAAGGCCGCGGAGGAAATGGATCTCATCCTACAGGTGGGTGTATCATATGACATCGATTCATCGGGATCATATGAGGACAACGAGAAACAATCATTTTATCACGGCAGATTGATTAGATAATGTCAGCAAGAGAAAACATAGCGATCAACATCAAGGAACAATTGGAAAACATGACCAATCCCGCACCGGGCCTGGTCAGCAGGAAATTTTTCGATGTGCAGAAATTGGCCATCACACAGTTCCCGGCGATCCTTTTGGTAACACAGAACGAGACCCGACAGGATGTAGCGGTTGATCTCAGAGAAGGCACTATATCATATCTTATGAGATGCTACGTGAGGGGCACGGAGACCATAGACACCCTCAGGAACGAGATCGTTGAGAGGATAGAAGAGACCCTGGAGGTCAGCAGAGACAGGGACATCTCACTGAACAAATCAAACATACACAACGTGACCACGAGGATATCCAACGTGGAAGTCATAGAGAGAGAACTGCCACTGGGAGAAGTGGTTGTGACCTGTGACGTCACATACAGATACAGGAAAGGAGTCTTATAATGGCTGTCAAAATGTATAAAGATAAAAGTTTCAAAAAAGTCAAGGGCTACAAGGTCGTTGAATTTTTGGAGGATGGTTGGACCTTAGAACCATCGAAATCCACCAGGACCAACAGGAACAGGATTTCTGTTCGACAGGTGGACATAATCAAACAAGATCTTTCAGGTCCAGAAGATCTAACAAACAAGGAGTAATACAATGGCTACAAACACAGGTGTATACACAGGTGAGTCAGGTGTTGTAAAATTCGTTGGTGCCGATTCCACAGTGGCGGCGGTTGCGAGTGTTAGATCGTTCACAATCGACCAAGAGGTTCAAGCGATTGAATCTACTGTTATGGGATCGGGAGCGAGAACTTACGAACCAGGACTTACACAATTTTCAGGATCAATGGATGTCTATCTTAGAGATGACGACGGAGGTCAGACTAACTTTTTGAGTTACATGGCCAATCCTGAAGGTAGAGGCGAAGTGGAACTTTTCCCTTCGGGCGAGACTACTGGCGTAAAACTAGACGGAAGCGTGATCATCACGGGTCATTCTATCACGTCAAACTTTGACGGAATGGTAGAGGCGTCGATCACTTTCCAAGGAAGTGGTGCTTTAACTAGAACTGAGTTATAATAATCTATGCTTTCAGTGAAAGTTACACCAAGTGCAAACAAGGTGACCAATTCGCTAGCAGATGCCGTAGCGGATCAGGTCCGCCTGATATCCGACGACCTCTTTAGGACAATAAAGAGGAGGACACCAGTTAAGTCTGGTCGGGCCAAGAAGGGTTGGAAGCAGAGCAGAGAATCCAAGATGCGATACAGCATATCAAACCGGGTTCCCTACATCAATCGCTTGGACAACGGATATTCGAAACAGGCCCCTAACGGTATAGTTCGACCTGCCGTTACGGAGGTTGCAAGACGAACCAAATCAAGGAGAAAATGATGTCAAACGCAACAATAAGCAAGATAGCAAATCACTACCAGAGATCGATCGGAAGTGATCTGCACAAAGTAGAAGTGCCCGAGTGGGATATGGAGATCTATTACAGGAGGACCTATTCTTTCCAGGATGAGTCCAAGATAATAGAACTGCAGACACAGGGCAAGGTAGTGGAAGCATTGATAGAGAGCCTGATAGTCAAAGCCAGAGACAGTCAGGGCAAGAGGATCTTCAATGACGCGGACAGGATAAACCTCATGAACGAGGCGGATCCATCCGTGATAACAAGGGTGTGTGGTGTGATCAACAACGCCGCCGTCAAACCCACTGCCAAGGAATTGGCAAAGGAGTAGAATCCAACGGCGAACTNNGGTTGCTCATCGTGTTGGCCGATAGGTTAAAGATGCCTATCGAAAAGGTGGTGCAATTATCGACGTTGGAACTGGACCTCTGGTCCGCCTACTTCAAATTTGAACAAGACGCCGCCAACAGGCAGATGAGGAGGCAGAAGACGAACTATGGTTCAACAAAACGTGGACGTTAATGTCCAAGTAAGGAACAAAAAGAGGATAGACGAACTCAACACCAGTCTGGGCAAGAGCGAGCGAGCCCTGGGTGGTCTAGGCACGGCGGCCAAGGTGGCGGCAGGTGCCCTGGCGGCATTGGGAACAGGTGCGGCAATCAAGAGTTTCGTTAATGTGGGAAGATCCGTAGAGAACCTACAATTAAGATTCAAGTTCCTGTTTGGCAGTGCCACGGAAGGTGCAAAGGCCTTTGAAACATTATCAGAATTCGCATCAACTGTTCCATTCTCACTGGATCAGATAGCGGCGGCCTCGGGTAACCTGGCAGTGGTGTCGGAAGATGCCGCGGCATTGGGAGTCAACTTAAAACTAGCGGGAAACATCGCGGCGGTAACAGGTCTGGATTTCCAGACAGCGGGTGAACAACTACAGAGGGCATTGAGTGGTGGTATAGGTGCCGCAGATCTCTTGAGGGAGAAAGGTGTAACCGCACTACTGGGATTCAAACAGGGTGCCAAAGTCACTGTGGAAGAGACCGCGGAAGCATTCAACAGGGTATTTGGTCCTGGTGGCGAGTTTGGCAATGCGGCCTCATCATTGGCACAGACCTTTGATGGTGTGGTGTCGATGTTGGGCGACAAAGTATTCAATTTCCAACGTATCGTTGGTGAGGAATTCGTAAATGAACTAACAAAACAATTTGGTAGCCTTGATCAGTTCTTGGCCCAGAACCAACAGACCATTGACGAATACGCAAGGGCCATAGGTATTGGTCTGGCACAGGCCGTCGAGGCCACTGGCAATGGAATAAAATTCTTAAGNGAGAACGCAGATCTATTGACATTGGCGTTACAGGTATTCATATCATTAAAGGTAGCGGCCTATTTCATCAGGATAGGTAGATCATTGGTGCCTGTGGTGGCCAGTATGAGGGCATTGGTATCGCTTTCTGGGGTTGGTTTACCTCTGGTGGCGGCATCTGTTGCGGCCGCGGCGGCCACATTCATAGCACTTGACAAAGCCATCGATGGTGCCGAGAAGAAGATGAGCAATCTTGTCGAGACCGGCAAGGACAGAGAACTGGCCAAAGCGGTTGGTGCCATAGAGGACGCCATGATCATAGATGTTCCTGGTTCCGAGAACAGCAAACAGATCAAGAAGAGAGAACAGGAACTGCAAGAATTACTCAAGAAAGAACAGAAATTCATCGAACAGATGGAACAACTGGACGAGGATGAATTACAGAAAAGCCTACGTAAAGAAGAAGAGAGAATTCAAAGATTAAAAACTCTTCGTGAAAAGGACGTGGAAAATTATCAGGTCTACAGCGATCTCATAACCAAGGTAGAAGAGGAAGGTGCCAAAGAACGTGAGAAGATCTACGAGGCCGAGAGAAAGAAACGAGCCAAGGATGTGGAAGACACGATCAAAGCCATACAGGAAGGCCGTATCAAAGATGTGGATCTCACAGGCAAGACCGAGGAAGAAAAGAAAAAGATAATATTTGGTGCCAGCGAGAGCATCTTGGACAATCTGGCCAAGGTCAACAAGAAAGCATTCCAATTGCAGAAGGCCTACGCATTGGCCACTGCTATAGCCAACACCGCACTCGGTGTCACACAGGCATTGAAGAACTATCCACCACCGATCAGTTTCATATTGGCGGGTGCCCAATTGGCGGCTGGTCTGGCACAGGTGGCCAGCATCAGATCAACCAGTTACACAGGAAGGCAGAGGGGTGGACCTGTGGTGCCTGGCAGTGAATACATAGTGGGTGAGGCAGGACCTGAGATGTTCGTGCCAAACACACCCGGCAGGATAGTGAACAATCAACAGATGGGATCGGGACAACCGGTCAACGTCACATTCAACATCAACACCGTGGACGCACAGGGATTCGACAACCTGATCAGGGCCAGACAGGGCACTATCATAGGTGTTATCAACCAAGCAATGAACGAGAGAGGTAGGAGGGCACTGACATAATGGCTGGCACATTTCCAACAACATTTTTCAACACGATACAATTCAAATCCAACACCAACACGAGGGTCACAACGAGCATTTCAGGCAGGACCCAGAGGGCCAGCGTGGCAGGACAGTTCTTCAGTTTCAAGATGACTTCCATCCCATTGTCCCTCTCGGATTTCAAGACAGTGAACGCATTCATCAACAACCAGCATGGCAGGTTGGAATCGTTCACCATAACACCACCAGTGATAGCATCCACATCAGGCACTGCCACTGGCACGGTGACGGTGGTTGATGATTCCAGCATCGATCCGGCCTATAACATTACGTCGGGTAGCACCACGATACCCATATCGGGAGGCACTGGCACACTCAAGGCCGGAGACTTCGTGAAATTTTCAAACCACAACAAGGTCTACCAACTGACCGCTGACACCGACCTTGATGGTTCAACCATAGACACCATGAACATATTTCCCGCACTGACAACGGCGGTCACTGGATCAACCACGGTCACCTATAATGATGTGCCATTCCGGGTTTTCCTTAATTCGGACCAAAGCACATTCGCCACAGACGTGGAAGGATTCTATAGATACGAGATCGAAGTAAGAGAGGAGTTGTAATGGCCAGGAACCTATCAAGTTCTCTACAGAGCAAACTAGCCACACAGCAATTGGTGGTCGCGGACCTGTTGGAACTGCATCTTGACACACCAGTTTATCTCACCAATGCCAGCCTTGACATCAACTATGACTCGGCCACGGCACCGGATGCGGGCATCAACACCTATACCGCACAGGGACAGTTCATAGGTTTTGGCAACGTGTCGGAGACCGCGGACATCCGTGTTGGTAGCATAGACATATCATTCACAGCGGTTGACCTCACAACCATAGCGTTGGTCACCAACAACGAATACATCGACAGGCGTATCGTGATCTACCGGGCGATATTGGACAACAACAACAATCTCAACACACAGAACGTGTTCCAGTATTTCGATGGCAGGATAACAACATTTTCAATACAGGAGACCGAGAACACGGCCACGCTGACAATCCAGTGTGCCACGCAGTTCGCGGACTTCGAGAAACAGGCGGGCAGGACCACCAACGTGGCCAGCCAACAGATATTCTTCCCCAATGACAAGGGCATGGAATTCTCCGCCGGCATAGTCAAAGACATCAAATGGGGGAGGGCATAATGCAGACCGTGATCAACACAAGACCTTTGAACGAGTTAGACGCCATGAGCGTGGTTAGATTGGCCTACAAGGCATTGGTGGAGTCCGGCAAGTTTGACGTGGACTACGACGAGCAACACTTCTACACCTACATCAAGAAGGCATTGGTTTCACCATTCTACAAGGGTAGCATTGGCATATTCGACGGCGATCAACTGATCGGATTCTCGATGCTGGGGCTCAACAGCCTGCCATGGGCACCCAAGAACAGGACAGCCACGCTGTTGTATTTCTTCGTGGAGAACACAGAGAACCAGGACATCAAGGAGAACATCCTGTTCGAGGCCATAGAAGATTACTGCCGAGACAACCAAATACAGACACTGCAGGTCAGTGATCATACCATAACGGTGCATTCATTGATGAACTTTGGATTCAAGACACAGGAGACATTCTTCTCGAAAGATTATGACATACAAGATTAGGACATTCAACATCGACGACATCGACAGCATAGTGGAACTGGGACACGTGATGCACCAGGAAGGTGCCTATCACTGGTTGCCATATGACCGAGACAAACTGCGAAAATTAGCCCAAAATCTGCTGGAAACCGGCAAAGGGCAAGTCTGGATAGCAGAACTGCCAGATCGCAAAAAAATCGGTATGTATGCCGCTTACAAGACCCAATATTTCTTCTGCCAGGAGACGCAGGTCATAGATCTTTTGATGTATGTGCATCCGGATCACAGGGACAATGGTTTTTTACCAATAAGATTGATCAGGAAGGCCACGGAATGGGCCAAGCAACAGGGTGCGAGAGAATTTTGTCCCGCCAGTTCGGTATCACTGTCATCCGATCGGGTGGAGAAATTGTATAATTTTATGAAATTTGACACAGTGGGTCATTTGTTCAAGAAGAGGATATCATAATGTGTGGATCACCAGGTGACATCATCGATGACGCGGTAGACTTCGTAACAGACACGGCCAAGGACGCGGCGGATTTCGTCAAGGACGTGGTTGACACCACCATAGACTTCGTTACGGATGCCTTGGACATCGTGCTCAGTCCCTTTGGATTGAATTTTGACCAACCCGAACTCAACCAGAACCAACAGGCACAGATACAGGGTGTGTTGATCAACAAAGACAGTGCGATCAGCCGTGTGCCCGTGGTGTATGGCACACGTAGGGTGGGTGGCAGTCGTGTTTTCGTGTCAACCAACGGCACGGACAACAAATACCTATACGTGGCATTGATTGTCAGCGAGGGCCAGGTGGATGGCTACACCAAATTTTTCATTGACGAAACCGAGGTGCCATTGTCATCATATGCCCACGGAGTGCAGGCCACACCAAGCACCGGCAAATACCAGGGTAGACTGGTGACACAATTTTTCGATGGCAGAGACACGCAGGTGGCATCATCCCTGCTTCAGGAGGCACCGGGATGGACATCGGATCACAGATTGAGTGGCCTTTCCTACATCGCCTGCAGATTTGAATGGAGGAAGATCGAGACACAGGAAGATGCCGACAACAATCCATATGGGGGCATACCACAGATACAGTTAGTGATGTCCGGCAGGAAGATTTTTGATGCCACGACCCTTACAACGGGAGTGGATCACACCACGGCCTATGCCGCGGAAACAGTGGCAGTTGATGACAATCCGGTATCGGTTCTGTTGGACTACCTGAGGAACCCAAGATACGGCAAGGGACTCAGCAACGACTATTTTGACTGGGACAGTTTCAAATCGGCCGCGGATCAATGCGACCAGGTGGTCAACTATACCAGCACGACAACGGGCAAGGCATTCACCTGCAACGCAGTGGTGCAGACCGATCAGACCATAATGAACAACGTCAAGGTGTTGCTCAGTGGTTTCAGGGGCATCATGCCCTATCAGGCCGGGAAATATTTCCTCAAGATAGAGAACGGTGGTGATGACACGGATGTGGCCGCAACACCGACGGATCCAACCACAGTTTTCACGATCACAGAGGATCACATCATAGGAGGTGTCAGTCTCAGGGGCGAGAGCAAGAAAGACAAGATCAACAGGGCCATTGTGACCTTCGTTGATCCAGACAATGACTACCAACCAAACCAGATAGTGTATCCCGAAGAGAATTCAGCGGACGACATCGCTTACCTGGCCGATGACCAGGTCAGGTTGGAGAAGCAGTTCACGTTCACGACCATAACCAACAGGGAACAGGCCCTGCAGATGGCGGAGGTCATGGTCAAGAAGAGCAGGAACAACCAGACCATACAGGTCAACACCACCACTGATCCGGCCAACGTGTCGGTTGGTGATCTTGTGAGGATACAGAATTCAAACATAGCCTTGGATGGCATATTCAGGGTCACAGGCGTCACATTGAACGCCACCACAGGATTGACCATATCCGGCACCGAACACGTGGCCAGTGATTATGCGATAAACCAACAGACAGCGGCGGATCCAAGACCAACCATCAACTTACCTGATCCAGATCAGGTGTCAGCACCAACCAATTTGACGGTGCTGTCAGGATCGGCATTCAATCTGTTGGACACGAACAATCAGACCATCAGGAGATTGAGCGTGACCTGGACGGCATCAACGGATCCATTCCTGACCGATTATGTGGTGCAGTTCAAGAAATCAGCAGATGCTGATTTCGTGACCTATGTGCAGACCGCAGAGACCACTGCCCTGATCAGTCCAGTGGCATTGGGTGAATCATATGACGTGAGGGTGGCCGCGAGGAATGAACTCAACAGGAGATCCAACTACACTGTCAGCACCAACAACACGGTCACTGACACCTATACACCGGCATCTGGTCCCAGTAGCACGCCAGGACAGACCGGTTCGATAACCAACATATCAGGATCAGGAGGCTTCGCACCATAATGGCTAGGACAGGATTTTACGACAGATCACAGGACCTATATCTTCCCAAGGACACAACGACCTGGGATGACCTGACACCGGGCAACAGCCTCAGTTGGGATGAATGGACCACCTATTATCAAAGCCTTAGTGCCAGCACGGAATTGGAATTCACTTCCGACATCATAGATTTTGGATACAGCCACAACATCTTTCCCGTTATCAAGATAACCGGACGCAGGGATGGTGCCCCCACCACTGGTGCCACATTCACAACCGGTTTTCCAGAATTCACCATAGAAGGATCCGATGCATCGGATATGAGTGGTGCCACATCGGTCACTGTGGACAAGGACAGCACTCCAACCTATTCAGGAGTTGGAGCCAAGAGATACTACAGGATAACGGTCAAGATCAACTCGGGCACAAACACCACACCACAGGGACTGCGTGGCATAGAGATAGCCCTGTTGACGGACGCCATAGAAGAGACCATAGAAAATTTCAACACCGCCACGGTGGATGATGGCTCTACCACGTCCAGGGTCATACCCACACAACAGACATACTCCAGCATCTCATACGTTGGCATAACACCAAAGACAGAGATATCAGACACGGTGGTCACTGGGGTCAGTTCAGACGGCAGTTCAGTGATACTGTATGTGGCCGCGGGCTATGTGAACACAGGCTATTTCGTTGGTGACACCGGTAGCACATCAGTGACCACATCAAATGTCACGATAGTGCCATTGACCAGAGTGGTCAGCACATCCACCAACAGTTTCACCATGCAGGTATACAAACCCAACACGGCGGAGGACACCAATGTCACCATCGATGCCTACATCAGGGGCACACCACCGGTGGCCGTTGACGTCAATGGAAATCTGGTGAGATCAGCATAGAGATTAAATAACAAGGAGGAAACACAATGGCTTGGCCAACAAACGACGCAAACATAGTAACAACAAACCTAGATTCTGGCACTGATTCGCCGGCCGCGGCGAGGGCCAACCTCAAGACCGCACTGGATGAACTGGCCAACGTCATAAACGGACGTAACCAGGCCTCAGGCGTGGCGGGATTGAACGCATCCAGCAAGATCGCCAACACACAACTGCCAGACACCATAATTTCCAGTTCCAGCACCGACCTGACCATAGATCCCAACACCGGGGTTGTGGTGATCCAGGACGTGGTGCAACTGAACCCCATAGCATACGCTTCATTGCCGGCATCACCGGCCAAGGGACAGTGTGCCTTCCTGACCACCGATGGAGCGGCGGCTTCTCAGGACAAACCCATTTACTACGACGGCTCGGCCTGGAAATATTTTGGAGATGATTCAGCGGTAGCCACTTCATAGTGTGAAGCATTTCCTGGCAAGGATCCGAGATTTTGGCCAGTTCAGATGTGAATCCAAAAGCAACGGCCACCACCGGTGTCCCGGTGATCCCAATCACACCTGCGACTTCATCATGAAATATAGGAACCTCAGGAACCACAGATGTCCATCCCGCAACAGGTCAAGAATAGCATAATACGTAGATTGGTGGCGGACAGCCATCAGTATCATCAGCCACACGAGGTGCTGGATCGCCTGGTTGAATACGTTTGGATGTTCGAGACACACGCGGTCATTGACCTGGATGCGGAAGGATTCACTTTCGAGATCTTGCATGATGACCTATACCGCACCATATGGCAATGGACACGCGGGGACCAATCCTGCTGGGCATGGTTGGCCT